GACGAGATAACTTTAACGCAATTAGTGCTGCATACATATCTTCAGCTTCAAAATCTTTGCCTGTCATACCACTAGCTATTTTTGCAGCTCTTTGCATACCTTCACTAAAAGGACCATACATTCTTTCTTTTTCTTCTGATCGATGGTTTACAACATCGTCAGCTCTTTTCAATATTGATTCTTTTTTATTTTTCTTTGCCATACGTAATTTATATTCTTTGTTTAACTTATCTTTCATATATGATATAATCTTGATTTTGGTCTAAATAACTTTTGCATTTGTGTATTTGTAAAAGCCATTAGCTCTAGTTTTGGTAAATCTTCTATAGGTAATTGCATATTATTTTCTGCAATATATTTTCTAGTTATCCATGGATGTAGTTCATAAGTTTCTTCTGTCCATAAAGTTTCTTTGCTTAACTTAACGATATCCATCATAATATTATCTTTCATATCATAATGCATATCATATAAGTGTAAACTACCAGCATGATGGTAATAAGAACCTAATTTTAAGTCAGGATATGTAGCTCTTAATTCATTTAACATTAGTTGTTGAAAAAGAGCAAAGTTAAATACATCATTGCAAAAGCCAAATATAATATCATTAGAACGCATATTAACACCTAAATGTAATTTATTTTCTCTAATAAAAAACTGTAGATACTGTGTACAAGGTAGATCTTTTTCATTTTTGGTTTTATGATGTGGTTGATGGATTACTATTGTACATCTTCTAGAATCTTTATCATTTTCTAGTTCTTTTAATATCCAATCCCATTGTTGACCAAGAATATAACTACCATAGTTTGATTCTACTTCGTTCTGTTCATCTTGTATTTTTAACCATATATTTGCACACTTACCAATATTGTTAGTCTTTCTGTGACCTGACAGATACCATAGAAACTCTAGTACTGAGTATGCTGGATTAAATTTTCTAGAAGGATGCTTAATTGCTAAGTGTGTTGGATTATTTATACAAACAGATCTAAATAATAATTCTGTTTGATTAGTACCATTACTACTTACTTCTTTACCAAAAGCTGCTAGTGCTTGCAATTCTGATTGGAAGCAACTATGTAAATTGTTAAATTCATTCATATAACTAATATAATAAATTTTCTTGACCTGGAAAAATTATTTTGTGGTTTTTTTCATCATCACTATAATATTCTAAAAGTGAATTACATCTACGAATTACATGACCGAATCCAATAGAATTATTCCACTCTGCACATTTTCCAAGTAAATCTATTCCCGAAACCTTTTGTATACCAAGAGTATCTGTTATTTGAGACTCTTCAATATATTCATTAACTGTATTATTTTCTATTTTGTCTTCAAAAATTTGTTTTAACGATTCATAAACTACACTACCATTATAGAATATCTTTCTAAACCATGGCTTTCCAACTGTTGCAATTTGGTCAAAAAGTTTAGATATTTCAATATCATTATCGTTTTCTAGCTTACACTTATAGATATACTTATCAATAACTGGTAAGGTAAATTTTATACCGGGTGTATAGTTTTGTTCTATAATATCTTTAACTGAATTACTTGAGTCAAGACTGATTAACTTAGGTAAACCAGAGGTAAACAATAGTTTATCATAGATATATTCTTTTTCATTACTCAATCTAATCAACTTATTTTGTATATCAATACTATCTATATCTATACTTTCACACTTATGAGCAGTCAATTTTTCTAGCTCTTCATATAATATTATTAGTGAATTTAATGGAGATTCACCATTTATAGATATAACTTCTAAAGTTTCTGAAATAGTTCTTAGATATTCTTTTTCTACGTTTGTTTTTCCTCTAGTATATAGGCAATACAATTTATG